TTTTTCAGATTTTAGTTTCATTGCAAGAATTTGATGAGATCTCTACAGATGCGGAGAGAATTGGAATGATTGACCAGATTATTGCTGCCATAAACGAGGTGAGGGAATAATATGAGTCTAGCGCTTACTGGTAGTAGTTGGGTTTTGCAGGATGACAGAGGAGCATCTGAGGTTGTACTTGATTTAAATTTTAAAGAGATGACAAACCAGACCCTTAGTGCCGGTGTTAACACTCTAAGTGATGGCACGGCTTGCTGGGTAGAGCTTAGTGACAGCCCCCCACAACACCAAATCGTAAATGGTGAAGGGTTGACTGTAAGGTGTGTAGGCGCAGGTGATGTTGTGAGAATATACTTCAATGTGACCGGCGCTGTCAACGCTGGCAAACCTGCAGCATCACCGGGTCTATATAATGCTAGAGACAGAATTAGAGTTATAGCAGAGTTCAGCGGTTCAGGTTTTGTCGGCGCTGCAACAAACGGACCCGGTATGTTCATGGGCTTATACAACGGATTTGAGGGTGGCGTCGGTTCTGGTGTCTTTGCTGGCACCCCGGTAAAAACTGTTTATAATGTTTGTGCGATCCACGTTGATGGAGATAACAGCAACAAACTTACACCACGAATATGGTATGATAGTGCGGGTGCAGCAGCCGCTAGTGCAGACTACACTGCTGGCGTTGAGAGAGCAGTGACGGCTGACCACACTTGGATTGTTATGGAGACTGATAATTTTGAGGGTTCCGGCTGGACACGCTACAAAACCGGTAGTAGTGAATTGCCTCCTTATAGCACTGGCTTGCCAACTCCATCTGGTCTAACGACGTTCGGTCGTGCTCGCTTGGAGGCTGCAGGCGCGATTGCAATTGGGTCGGATGATAGCCCCTTTACCGGGTCTGTTCTTGCAAACGCTACCTGGTGGTCTGGCTACTCTGGCGGACAAGTGACAGGATCCCTCACCAGGTTGGCAGTCCTGAGATATGGAAATGTAAAATAATGGATATTAAAACAACAGACATAATAAATCTATGTGAAAGCATGACCGCTACGCCTGTTGAGACAGCCCAGCAAGAAATAGAAATTTCTCTTGAAGAACTGGATAACATAACCACTGACGAGCAGAAACTTTCCCTCTGGGAGCAAATTTCTGATGCAATTGCTGCTGCCCGCAGTAGTTAGTATATTATGGGAAGAAGAAACGGATATAAAGCTTTTATTCCAACAGCGCCGCCTGCGACGTTTGTAAAGCCGGCAAACGGTCATATGGAATGGGCAAAGCCTGTAATCGTAGATCCTGCTGCTACCATAGATGTTGACAAGGCGAAGAAACGCTTGTCCATAACTGCCAATTATAGTGTTGGAACCGACGACCATTTTGTGGGAGTGGACACGACCGGAGGCTCTGTTACACTGACGCTACCCACCAGAGCTGCCACTTCTGAAGGAAAGATCTACATTATAAAGGACGAGGGTGGCTGGGCTGCCACTAATAGTATTATTATTCAGACCGCAGATAGCGCAAAGATTGACAACCTTAATTCTGTGGCTCTCGTTTCAAACTACGGCGCTATAAGCATTTATTTCAATGCCACCGATTGGCATATCTATTAACATAGATTTAACACTCTTTTAAGACCCTTTTAAAAAAAACCTAACCTATATAGGAGTGCCAGGTCCGGGTTTTGCTCGGACCATATATAGGTCTGGAACGCTAGTTCTGGACTTTTACCTTTAGGAGGGTTTTTTACAAATGGCTTATAAAACAATTATCGGTACGATGAAGACTGCCGGTACTCTTGATATCTCCGCTGGTGATATTGATCTCGCAGCAGGCTCTGTTGACAACGCAGACCTCGCTGGCTCTATTGCCAACGCTAAGTTGGTTAACGACTCCGTTACAGTTACCGCTGGTAACGGTCTTTCAGGTGGTGGCGAGGTTGACCTCGGTGCTGCCGTCTCTGTTGCTCTTGACCTCAACGAGCTAAGCGCAGCTGCTGTTGACGTCGCGAACGATAGCATTGCCTTAATTGACGCTACAGACAACGGTTCCAAGAAGGAAAGCATCGCTGACCTTATGGCTGCCGCTGCTGGCAACGGTCTTTCCGCTGCCTCTGGCGTTCTTGCTCTTGACGCCAACGAGCTAAGTGCCGCTGCCGTTGACCGCGCGAACGATTCATTCGTTCTTATTGACGCGACTGACGGAAGCACCAAGAAAGAAAGCATTGCTGATCTAGCTGCTGCTTTCGCCGATGGCGATGGCATTGAGGCTTCCTCCGGTAAGCTCAGCGTCAAGGTTGACGACACTGGTATTGAAATTAACTCTGACACTGTGCGTCTCAAGGACAATGGTGTTACCCTAGCCAAGATGGCTGGTCTCGCACGAGGCAAGTTCATCTATGGTGACGCTTCTGGTGACCCCGCAGCTCTAGCTCTTGGTTCTGCTCACCAGTTCCTCCAAGCTGACGGCACTGACCTCGCTTGGGTCTCAATGAGTGGTGATGTCACCCTCGCCGCTGGTGTTGCCTCAATCGGTGCCACCAAGGTTACTGACGCAATGATGAACGACGACGTTGCCACCGGTCTCGCTGGTGTTGGTCTTTCTGCCGCTTCAGGTGTTCTAGCTCTTGATGCCAACGAGCTAAGCGCCGCTGCTGTTGACCGCGCCGCCGACTCTTTTGTCATGATTGACGCAACCGACAACAGCACCAAGAAAGAGTCCATTGCCGATCTCGCCGCAGCTTTCGCTGACGGTGACGGAATTGAGGCTTCCTCTGGTAAGCTTAGCGTCAAGGTTGACGATAGCTCTCTTGAGATTGACTCTGACGCCGTGCGCGTGAAGGCTGCTGGTATTACCGACGCAATGATGAACGACGATGTTGCTACTGGTCTCGCTGGTAACGGTCTCGCTGCTTCTAGTGGCGTCCTCGCTGTTGGTGTTGATGACAGCTCCATTGAGCTTAGCTCTGACGCCGTCCGCGTCAAGGCTGCTGGTATCACCAACGCAATGCTCGCCGGTTCCATCGCGAACGCCAAGCTTGTGAACAGTGCTCTTACTGTTGGTAGCACAAGCGTTTCCCTCGGTGGTAGCGCAACTGCTTTCTCCGGTCTAACCGGTCTTGACTTCACCGCTGCTAACGCCTCTGTCGCTGCTAGCCTCGGTGCAAACACTCTAACAATTGGTGGCGCCGCTTCCCACGTCAGAATTGCTGGTAGCCTTGAGGTTGTCGGTAGTGTTGACACCGTTAGCGCCACTGAGCTAAAGGTTGAGGACCTAACCATTCAGGTTGCGAGTGGCTCTGCCAACTCTTCAGCTTCTGATGGTGCTGGTCTAAAGATTGATGGTGCTGACAAGTCCATGACTTGGAGCCACGGAGACCAGGCATTCAAATTTGATGCTGATCTCTATGCGGCTGCCGGTCTTTCCGGTCGTCTACACTCCATCAGCGCCGACGCTACCCTTACCCAGGGTCACTTCCTCGTGAAGGTTGACACCTCTGGTGGTGCCGTCACCGTGACCCTACCCAGCAGCATGCCTACTGGTAAGGTCTTCGTCATCAAGCAAGGTGGTCACGCCAGTAACGCTGTTACTATCGCGACTGCAGGTTCTGAGACCATTGATGGAGCTGCTAGTATTTCACTAGGTTCCGCCTATGGTGCTGCTAACCTTATGTTTGACGGCAGCAACTACCTAATCTGGTAATTTAAGCTATCACTTAGCTTGGAGGGGCGCCCATTCGGGCGCCCTTCTTTTTTTGGGTGTTTGTGTCACCCAATACTATTTATCAATGATGCGAGATATCTGTGTCTTTAGAGATATAATAGGAGAAATTAAATGTCATCATTGCTAGAGCAAGCAATCGTAGATGCCACAGCCCTCCGCGAGGCTGCGCTAAAGAATGCCGAGGCTGCGATTATTGAGAAATATGCACCAGAGATTAAAACTGCGGTTAGCACACTGCTAGAGCAGGAAGACGATTTAGATGCAGCAGCCGAAGAGATGGGAGCTGCACTTGGCGCACCCGAGGCAGCCGCCCCAGCACCCGGAGCGGAAGTAGATGCTCCCCCCGCCGGATTAGGTGGGGAAGACGTCTGCCCATGCCCTGACCACGGCGAGCCCGTGGAGCTAGAGTTGACACTAGAATCTCTTGAGAAGATGGCAGAAACGCTAATGATCAACGAAGAGACAAAGCCTGACTTCCTAGATCTAGACAAAGACGGCGACAAGGACGAGCCCATGAAGAAGGCTGCCGAAGAGGCAGAGGATGGGGACTCCGAGATAGTAGAGGAAGAATTTGTCCTTGATGAGTCTGCCATCGCCGCATTAGTAGAAGAACTCGTTGTTGATATTACACCCCAGAAGAGCGGATGGGCGGGAACACCGGAACCCATCATGCAGCACAACCTGGAGCTAGAACTAGCTCACCGCGCTGCCACTGAGGTTAAAGAAGACAACAAGGCACTCAAGAAAGCCATTGAAGAGCTTTCTGAGTCTAACACGAATCTTAAAAAGTCTAACAAGACTCTAAAAGAAACTGTTTTGAAGATGAAGAGCGCATTTGACGATATGAGCACTTCAAACGCAAAACTATTATATACGAATCGTATTTTGAGTAGCCCCTCCTTGAATGAGCGACAAAAAGAAAATATTGTTGAAGCTATTTCTAAAGCCGGTTCGGTTGATGAAGCGAAGGTTATATTTGAAACCCTTCAAAGCACAGGGGGCACTGCCCGACGAAAGCAAATGCCAAAATCCCTAAGCGAAGCTATTCAAAAATCTTCAACTACTGTTCTGCCCAGACGTCAGTCTGCGCGAACAACCGATACTGCTATAGACAGATTGCAAATTCTTGCAGGTATTAAACATAACAAATAATTAAAGGAGGTGATACTTTTATGTCTGTATTAAATAAATTAACTGAAGGTATCGTCAACCGAGATATGAAGAAGGAAGGCGCTGCCCTTCTCTCCAAGTGGGAGAAGACTGGTCTTCTAGAAGGTCTCAATGACGATAACGCAAAGAATGGTATGGCTCGCCTATTGGAGAACCAAGCCAAGGAGCTTCTACGTGAGGCTGCTTCCACCATGGCAGGTGGAGACGTTCAGGGCTTTGCCGCTGTAGCGTTCCCCATCGTTCGCCGTGTATTCGGTGGACTCATCGCTAACGACCTCGTGTCCGTTCAGCCCATGAGCCTACCCTCTGGTCTAATCTTCTTCCTAGACTTCACCACAGCTACTGACCGTCTTGGCTATAACGCCAACGAGTCAATCTATGGTGGTCAGGTCGTTGGTAGCCAGCTAACCGGTGGTGTTGATCTCAGCACCGCTGATGGTCCCGAGGCTGGACCTTACGCCCTTAACAACGGCTATGCTTCCCCGACCGGTTCAACAACGGCTCTAGCTGACCTCGGTGATCTAGGTACGGCTCAGATCGTTGAGTCTGGCATCTTTGGTGAGAGCGATACCCTTGACAAGGCTTGCGAGTTTGACGCTGACTTTGTTTCAGGTTCAACCGTCGTTTGTGTTGTTAGCTTGCCTAACTTTGAGACTTACCTCTCAGGTGTTAATCGTAATGACTTTATTGCCATTCAGATTTCTTCCTCAGCTGGCTCACTGCTTAACAACCCTGGTAATGGCATCATGTCCGGTTCTGCCGTTCGTGCCCTTGCCAACCGTGATGACTGCGATGGCTCACGTTTGGTCCGTCGTCTAACCCGTCTCAGCGGTTCTAGCCAGAGCAACCTACTCTTGACCTTCATCGGTACGGGTTCTAACGGTAGCTACCCAAGTGCAGCTGCTCTTAGTGCCTCAGTCCGCGCCGGACTTAACATTGATGGCGACGGCGGTCCTGGTACCAACAACACCCTAAGCTGGGCACGTAAGGATCAGTTTGACGCTGTGGGCGGTGCCGTTGGCGCTGTCGTCGGTGCAACTGCTTGGGCACTAGAGAACAACGGCAATATCCCTGAGATTAACATCAAGGTGGATAGTGTCGCCGTGACCGCAGTGACCAAGAAGCTCAAGGCTAAGTGGACACCGGAGTTGGGTCAAGACCTCAACGCCTACCACAACCTTGACGCCGAGGTTGAGCTTACGAGCATCCTCTCTGAGCAGGTTGCTCTAGAGATTGATCAGGAGATCCTCGTTGATCTCATCCGTGGTGCTACCGCTGGTACACTATACTGGTCACGCTCACCGGGTCTCTTCCTTGACATTGAGACCGGACTTGAGATCGGTGCCAGCTCTGCTGCTCCCGACTTCACCGGTACCGTGTCCGAGTGGTACGAGACTTGCCTAGAGCGAGTCAACGACGTGTCTGCTCGTATTCACCGCAAGACTCTACGTGGTGGCGCTAACTTCATCGTCTGCGGACCTGAAGTTGCCAACATCCTTGAGTTCACTGCTGGCTTCCGCGCCTCCGTCACTGTTGACGGCGACCGTGGCACCGCAGGTGCTGTGAAGACTGGACAGCTTTCCAAGAAGTTGGATGTCTACGTTGACCCGTACTTCCCCCGTAACGTGATCCTCGTTGGTCGCCGCGGTGGAAGCTTCCTAGAGAGCGGATTTGTTTACGCTCCTTACGTCCCGCTACAAGTCACTCCGACCATCTTTGGTCCCGAGGACTTCGTGCCGCGTAAGGGTGTCATGACCCGTTACGCGAAGAAGATGGTCCGTCCTGACATGTACGGTCTCGTCATCGTGCGTGGACTCCTCGGTGAGGCTGGCGCAACCAGCTAATCGCTGATTAGTTAAAAAATAGTCAAACCCTCGGTTCTTTTCGGAGAGCCGAGGGTTTTGTCTTTGGGGGAGCTACTTATGAGTACCTAGTTACTGGATGGGCAGCGACCCATCCCCACCTCACCAAAGTGGGGTGTGGACATGATTATAAATGGCGAAAAGCCAAGGGAGGGTTTTTAACTATGGGAAATAAAAGAGTAGGTCTCGCGAGGACCCAAGCGCTATTACAGGCGCTAAAAAGAGATTTGAATCTAGTAGACACAACACTAACAAACTGCACAATTACGACTGATCAGTCATGCACTTTTTCATCTGAGCTTGTTGCTAGCGGTGGTGCAAAAATCACCGGTGTTATTGAAAAGAGCATTGAGGAAAAAAACAACACTAGCTCAGCTATTGATATTTCCTCCAAGAACTTTAACCACACAGTGGTTCTAACTGGCGCCTTTGCCTCAGATCTAAAGCTACCGCTTGCTACGGCTGCACGCCACGGATTGGTAATTCGTGTTCTATTCGCTGCTGATTGCGCCACTGCCGGGATGAAAATTGGTGTTGCCAACAGTGGCTCCACTGTCATTGATGGACTCGTCCGTCTTTCATCAGACGACACAAAGAATGTAACGGATGCTGTATCAGTCTCCTCCATCCAGGCATCAGCCAAGGTTCTCAACTTTGATTCCGATGCTGCTGATGAGTGTGGTGGACGAGCCGGGACTGTCTGCACATTCACTTACCAGGGAACGAACAAGATCTTCTGCGAGGTTGAGGGACTTACCTCCGACAACACGCCTGAGGTTGATACCGCTGCTTTTAGTGGCACTGGTCTCTAATAATTAACCCATAGTTAGTTACGACATTAAGCCCTGCCCTCCTCGGAAGGCAGGGCTTTTTGTATGCCTTAACACTTAGGCGCCACCATGATATGATTAAATCTAAAAAGGGAGACAAACAAAAATGTCAGAAGTATTTGATTTAGAAGAGCATATTACGCAGGCTGAGAAGAGTGCTGAGGATAGGATTGCTGCACTAGAAGAAAATGTGATAAAGCTCTTTCAACAACAAAAGATCATAGTAGAGAGATTTTCTGAAATAGTAGAGGTGCTTGATGAGGTTGTAGGCTCGTTGGCGGACGAGTAGCTCCGTGGTGTCAAGGTGCCATTTTCTTTTATAAACGACTACTTATTATATTACGGAGGACCCAATGGGCAAGAAGAGAAGATATAGAAAGTTTCCACATAAGTTTGGTAGAAAGTATGCTGCCAAGTATGGGTTTAATAAAAAAAGCCCTGAGACGTCAGCCGAGGTGGCAGACACCACACCAGAGCCAGTGATTATGACTGCTCCTGAGCCAGTTGTGAAAGAGCCAGTTGTTGTGGCAGCACCAGAGCCAGCCACCATTACGGCGACTGCTGATCCGATTGTAGAGGCTCTAGAAGTGGCACCAAAGAGGAAAGCTGCCCCTAAGAAGAGGGCAAAGGCAGCCACTAAAATAAAGGCTGAGACAAAGAGTACCACCACAACTACTCGTAAGACAACGAGAAAAAGAACCACACGGGCAAAAACAACAACGTAGTCGTGCTTTCTAATTCTCTCAACTAATTATCTAGAGGAGAATTCTAAGCATGGTTGCACCACCCGTTCTATCACCTAAAAGTCAGGTAAGCGCTGTAAGGCTTCCTCCCACGGGATCTGCGGACGACGTAGCTGCTGTCCTACCCTTGGGTATGTACACGGGCTCCGTGGACTTCCTGACGGGTGCTGCAGCCCAGGTTGCCTATACCTATAAAAAGTTGGGTGGAGATGTCCTTGACATTGAACTTAGCTCCTCAAATGTATACGCAAACTACGAAGAGGCTTGCCTAGAATATTCTTATTTGGTCAACACTCACCAGGCAAAGAATATTCTCTCAGCCATTCTCGGCAACGCCACCGGAACTTTTGATCACAGAGGTGAGCTTAAGTCGGGCTCGCTATCTTCTAGTTTAGGCGGCACTGGCATAGAACTTAAATATCCTCAGATTAGATTTGAGTATGCCCGTCGTGTTGGAAACGCTTTTGCATTTGACGCGGGCATCGCTGGCACCGTGCGGCAGTATTCTGCGTCCATTGACATTAAAGAAAGCGTGCAAGATTATGACCTTCAGGCTATCGTGTCTTCATCCGCAGCAGCCGGTGGTGTTGATTATGCCTCCATAGATCGTGATCAAAGGATTATTGTTAATCGTGTCTTTTATAAGTCTCCACGCTCTATGTGGAGGTTCTATGGCTACTACGGCGGATTGAACGTGATTGGCAACTTGGCTACATACGGACAATATGCAGATGATTCTACTTTTGAGATGGTTCCCGTCTGGCAGAACAAACTGCAGGCAATGAACTTTGAGGATATGCTCTACACACGCACATCTCACTTCTCATACGAGTTACTTAATAACAGGTTGAGAATCTTTCCACAACCTTCACTTGGTGAGGTAGAAAAGATGTGGTTCACATTCTCAGTCCTTGACAATGCCTGGACCGAAGACGCCACCATGAAGGACGGCGTGGACGGCATCAACAACTTGAATACAATCCCGTTCACCAACATCCCTTACCAAAACATTAACTCTGTAGGCAAGCAGTGGATCCGCCGCTTTGCTCTGGCGCTCTCAAAAGAAACTTTGGGGCAGATTAGAGGTAAGTTCGGTACCATCCCAATTCCTGGCGAGAACCTCACGCTTAACGCTAACGAGCTATTAGGTCAGGCAAAAGAGGAACAAACTACACTTCGTGATGAGCTGAAGACCGTCCTAGATGAGATGGCATATTCAGCCCTAGCGGAAAAGGACGCAGCCATAGCAGGGAACATCAACACAATCAAGCAGCACGCACCGTTGCCAATTTTCCAGGGTTAGGGGGTCTAGATGGCAGATAACAAATGGAAGCAGCCAGCGCAACCTCCTCCGCCTTTATTTATCGGAGAAAAAGAGCGCGACCTGATCAAGCAAGTCAATGACGAGCTAATTGAGCGCGTTGTAGGGCAACAGATACTCTACTACGCGATAGACGAGGCTACAACCAATTACCATGATCTTTATGGCGAGGCTATAGAAAAAACATTTCTACCTCCCCTTAGAGTTTATGCCTTGATTGAGTGGAACAAGTATGGCACAGAGGTTACAGGACCAATAGGTGTAGAGAGAAACCTTGAAATTACCGTACACTTCCACAAGCGAAGGCTAACGGAGGATCAAGACCTCTTCGTTAGAACCGGAGACTTTGTTTCATATGGCAACGCCTACTACGAGATAGTAAGCTGGGCAGAGCCAAGAAAGATATACGGACAAGTAGACCACAGTATTGAGGTTTCAGCAAAGTGCATTAGAGCACGCTCGGGAGTTTTTGATGCCAGCTAGAACAGCCACAGTGGTCCGAGGACCAGTTGATAGAGAATATGAAATCATGCCCTCCAACCTGGAGACTATTGATCGGGCTTTTTACAATTGGCTTGATGAGACACTTGATATCTTCGCGACAAGCAACAGAGGTTGGAACAAGGTTCCGCTCCTGTGGGTGTCTGCCGAAAGAGCATTCCAAGTTAAGCACGATAAGGATCTAAGAGATTCTAACGGCGTCCTAAAGTTACCGCTTGTTACGATTGAGAGAACAGGGATAGAAAAGGACCCGTCAAGGAAAGGCATCTACCAAGCCCATATCCCCCCGCAGAATGATGCTAAGGGTGGTGCGATTGTGATCTCTAAGAGAATGAACCAGACTAAGACGGGCGACTTTGCTAACGCTGACTCTTTTAAAACAAAGCCTAACTTCGGCGTGCAAGGTCCGTTGGTCGGGCAGCTAAACTTTCCATTTAAGAATAACAAGGTGGTTTACGAGACATTAACAATGCCTGTCCCCACCTATGTGAACATATCTTATAACGTTATTCTGCGAGGTTCATACTTCCAACAGATCAATGAAATGCTAACGCCCTTCTTGGTCAAGACAGGGCAAATCAACAACTTCTTTATCAATGCCGATGGTCACAAGTTTGAAGGATTCTTGCCACAAGATTTTGCGCAGAACAACAATGTCGCAAATCTAGGCGACGATGAGCGAACTTTTGAGACCTCAATCAGTATTCGCATACTTGGATATCTCATCGGCGCAGGCAAAAATGAAGAGCGCCCCAAGATTACAGTACGGGAAAATGCGGTGGATATTAAGCTGCCCCGAGAGCATGTTATTTTGGGTGATATTCCGACCACAGTATCGGGCGCCTTTTATCGTCCCTAAATATGACTTTAGACTTTCATTCTACTATTTACTACGAGAAGTCCTAGGTAATAAATACTGTGGTGCCTGAAGAAAATTAGCAAGGAGACATTTAATAATGGCAAGTGGAGCTAGAAAATTTAAGTTCATTTCACCTGGCGTGTTCACAAGAGAGATTGACCAATCTCAGCTACCAGCCGATCCCCGTATCATCGGACCTACTATTTTTGGTCGTGCGCGCAAGGGTCCTGGTATGCGTCCCGTCTTGGTGAGATCATACGAAGAGTTCGTAAATGTCTTCGGGTCACCTGACCCCGGAGCCGAGGGTGGAGACAACTGGCGCTCAGGCGACTTTGACGGTCCCACCTATGGAGCATACGCTGCTAAGGCATGGCTAAACTCTGGTCAAGCCCCCCTTACGATGATGCGCCTTCTTGGAACGCAGCATACGAACGCCGAAGCGGCTACCGGTCTGGCAGGCTGGGACACCACCGGCGCCCCGGACAGAGACCTTTCAGAGAACGGCGGCGCCTATGGACTGTTCCTCGTTAACTCAGCTTCTCTTGCGGCCAGCCCGAGTCCCACAGATAGTGGAACGCTTGCAGCTGTCTGGTATCTTCAAAAAAGTGCTTCAGTCGTCCTCAGTGGAAACTTTGTTGGTGCCCCCTCTGGCTTCGGCACCGCATCTGCCGGAACTTACTTTCAGTCCCGTGGTGCCAGCCAGGAGTTTGCGGCTGTAATCTTTAACACTGGCGAGGCAACCTCCGAGAAAGTCTGCTTCAACTTTGACGAGAACAGCGACAAGTACATCCGCAAGGTCTTCAACACCAATGCTTCCCAGACAAATAGCACCATTGTTGATTCAAGTACCAATGCCTACAAGCGCTACTGGCTCGGTGAGTCATACGACCAGATGGTTCGTCGCACTGTGACCAACACTGGCGAGAGTGGAAACGTCTTTGGAGTTATCTTGGCTCTAGCCTCTGGCTCCACTAGCCTTCTTGATTTTGACGACCACAACCAGGGCTTCCAGAATGCTGAGACCCCGTACTTCCGGTCGCAGGACCTTGGAATCAACACCAACTTCTTCCTTGATAACACAGTAAGATTGTTCAAGCTTGTATCTCTAGAGCACGGTAGTTGGATTCAGCGTAACGTTAAGATCTCCATTGAAGAGATTCGTGCAGCTGATTATCCCGAGATCAACCCTTACGGAACCTTCTCAGTTGTTCTTCGCTCTGTGCGCGATACAGATAACGCCCCAATAGTCATTGAGCGCTATGACCTCTGTAACCTTAACCCGAACTCACCGGACTATGTTGCAAAGAAGATTGGCGACAAGTTCGTGGAGTGGTCTGCTACCGAACGCCGCTTGAGGCAGTACGGTGATTACGACAACCAATCAGCCTATGTGCGTGTGGTAGTAGACGCCGCAGTCGCCAACGGTGGCGCTGATGCTTCTGCCGTTCCATTCGGATACTTTGGACCACCGCGCCTCAAGGGCTTCACAGTTCTTTCCGGATCCACATTCCCAGCACCGAACGCCGTTGGTAATACAGTTGTCGGTGCCGCCTCCCTTGCTCAAATTCCAGTTCTGGGATCTGGCTCTATTGCTCACCCTGGCGGCGTCAAGCAGACAAAGGGTAACAACCTGTTCGCCTTTACGCACCGTGCCGTTTGCGCTCCAGCCCCCGGAACGAGCTTCACGGCATCTTACAACTTCCCCGCTATTCGTAACCGACTTAGCGCAAGTGATGGTGGCATCAACCCTACCGACGCTTACTTCGGAATTCAGACAACCAAAGCAGCCAACAGTATCATCTTTGATCCAAGCTATATTGACATGGTGAGACCGCTCCCCGCTCCTATCGCGACCCAGACATTTGTTCCCGGTGGAAACACGGAGAACAGCTTTAGTTTTACCTTGGACAACATTCGCTTCAGAAATGGCAACCGAGAAGAGGCATATTACCTCTCTGGCTCTCGTAAGGATGGCGGTTCTTGGACAGCTGCTTCCGGTTCACGCTCACTGCTTGATAACGGATACAACAAGTTCACCGCTCCAATGTTCGGTGGATTTGACGGACTCAACATTGTTGAGAAAGAGCCATTCAGAAACAGTTACTTGAACCAATCTAGCCAGACTGAGCTAAACAACTACGGCATTAACACACTCCGTAGGTCCATTGATACTGTCGCAGACCCAGAGTTCGTTGAGACAAACCTAATGTCCATCCCCGGCATCTGGACCCCTGCGGTTACTGACAAGCTTATCACAACTTGTGAGGAGCGTGCAGACGCTCTAGCAGTGGTTGATATCCAGTACGCCTACACGCCTGCCGGAACTGAGGATACCGCGAGTGCTGTAGCACGTCGCCCCGATGTGACACAAGCTGCCACGACGCTTCGTGCTCGCTCTATCAACTCAAGTTACGGCTGCACCTTCTTCCCCTGGGTCCAGATCCGAGACGCGAACACTAACCGTGTGGTTGATGTACCGCCGTCAGTTGCCGCCATCGGTACCTTCGGCTCTTCCCAGGCTAGAAGCGAGCTGTGGTTTGCCCCCGCTGGCTTCGTCCGAGGTGGACTATCCAACGGCGCTGCAGGAGTTCCTGTAACGGGTGTCAAGATGCGACTAACCTCTAAGGACCGCGACACGCTTTACAGCATGAACATCAACCCCATTGCTACGTTCCCCAACGAGGGAATCGTAATCTTCGGGCAAAAGACGCTTCAGGTCACACGCTCTGCGCTAGACCGTATCAACGTTCGTCGCTTGCTCATCTTCATCAAGAAGGAAATCTCTACGATTGCAAACACAATCTTGTTTGATCCCAACGTTCAGACAACCTGGGACCGCTTCACGTCTGCCGTGAACCCCTTCTTGGCTGATGTCAAGGCACGCTTTGGTCTTACCGACTTCCGCGTCATCCTTGACAGCACAACGACCACAGATGATCTGATTGATAGGAATATCCTATACGCGAAGATCTACCTCAAGCCAGCTCGTGCCATTGAGTTTATTGCACTAGACTTTATTGTTACAAGGACTGGCGCTTCATTTGACGACTAAGGAAAAATAATAGTTAACACTATTTAAATTGTAAGGAGAAAATAAAAGATGCCATTCTGGAGTTCTGGAAAAGTTGAGCCTAAGAGGCAGTTTAGATTTTTGGTCACCCTCGCCGGCATGGAGCAGGGCGCCACATGGTATGCCAAGAGTGCCACCAAGCCAGGTGTGACAATCGGGGCAACCCAGCATGCCTTCTTGAACCACACTTTCTACTACCCCGGGAAAGTGAATTGGAGCGAGGTTACTGTTGCTCTTGTAGACCCTGTTAACCCAGACGCTACAGGCAACCTTTTGTCCATCCTTCGTCGCGCTGGGTACAACGTCCCCGGCAACTTGAACGAGCCTGATGCCACAACCACAATTGGCAAGGGCAACGCTACAGCCCAACTAGGCAGCGTCATCATCAGAGGTATTGATGAGGACGGAAATATCCTAGAGCAGTGGACACTCAACAACCCGTTCATCACCGATGTTCAGTTCAACGAATATAGCTATGGAAGCGAAGATCTTTCAGATATCACAGTCAAGTTCCGCTATGACTGGGCTGCCTATGAGATTCCTGAGATCCCCGGTCGTGATCCCGGTGAGCTAGTTGAGCGTCGTCTATTTACTAGTTAACATATAAGAACCAATAAGGTATAATACTCGCATACAAGAGGTGAAAATTGCCGAGAAATACTCAAGGGCGCACGGCGAGCGCGCCTAAGAAAACAAAGGCGAAGACAACGCCAGCTCCCACTAAGTCCGTACTGGACTTTGTGTCCCCAACAGAATTTGTTGAACTTCCCAGCCAAGGTCGCTTCTATGCAGCGGATCATCCACTGCACGGACAAGACACGGTTGAGATCCGCTTCATGACGGCTAAGGATGAGGATATCCTCACTAGCCAGACGTTGCTCCGTAAGGGTGTTGCCCTTGAGAAGCTGCTCCAGAACCTTCTCGTTGACAAGACTATCAAGCCTAGTGAATTGCTCTCAGGCGACCGTAGTGCCATCCTGGTGGCTGCTCGCGCAACCGCCTATGGAGAGGTATATGAGACAGAGGTCGCGTGCCCTGCGTGCTCTGTAAAGGCTGATTACGGCTTTAATCTTCGTGAAGGGACAGTCAATCATGGCAATGATTGGGGTAACTTAGATATTACCGAGACAAACAATACAACTTTCTTGGTCACGCTCCCCGTTACCAAGGTTACAGCTGAGATTCGTCTCCTCACAGGGGCTGATGAGAACACCATTACTTCAGCTGTCCAGAAGAATAAGAGAAACTCCTTGCTGGAGAAGACCCTTACCTCCCAGATCTCAAAGTTTATCGTCTCGCTTAATGATGACGAGAACAGGGATATCATTTATAGGTTCGTGGATATGATGCCCGCAGCTGATTCTTATCATTTGCGTAAGGCTTATCGTGCCCTTAACCCCACGTTTGATCTTACTCAGCACTACGAGTGCTCCTCATGCGGTCATACGCAGGACATGGAGGTGCCGATTACGGCAAACTTTTTTTGGCCTAACCGATGACTATATAGAGCAGATATATGAGCAGTTCTTTGGGCTTATGTATCACGGCAGATGGGATTTCCAGCAAGCCTATAATCTTCCGGTTGGTCTCAGGAATTGGTTCCTTGAGCGGCTGATCAAGCAAAAAGAAAAAGAAAACGAAGCTATGGAAAAAGCTTCCAAGCCAAAGGGGGGAATGCCCCCTAGACTCTCCTAACGATAAGCCGGAAGTGATTCCGGCTTATTTTTATTCTAAAACTAATTATCTAACAGGAGTTTACTTTAAATGGCAACCTTGGAAGAGCTACAGAGGGCGGAACAACTTCTTGAAATAGAAGTAAAGCTGCTTGATGCAGCAGACAAGTCAAGAGAGGCTATGGAGGCTAGAAGGGCACTTCGTGTCGCCGAGCTACAAGTGCTTGAAAAGATGACGGAGGACGAAGACCAGCGCCTCAGAGTCCAACAGCAGATAAACAATCTTCAAAAGGAGCAGGCTACAGGTGTCCGCGACCTAGCTAGCGCCCTCTCCGAAGTCGTATCAGGTCTCAACGCAAACTCTACAGCCATGGGCGCAGTTGATGGGCTGCTCAAGAATATCACGCAAAGTGGACGAAACGTAGCAGACGTATTCAGAGACATCGTAAAGATCACCGGCGCAGCTGCGATAGAGACAGATAAACTTCGTGCATCCTATGTGGCGCTTACAGGCGATGTTAGTGATGCCGGCAAAGCGTTCACAAACCTTGCGCTTACCAACACTGAGTTGGCAATTGGTATGAAAGAGATGTTGGACACCACGACCGCATTACGAGCCGGATTCTCACAGTTTGCGTTTGTCTCTCAAGATCTTCGCGATACCCTGACGGTGCAGGCTGCCACCATGGGGAAAGTCGGTGTAAACGCCGGCACCACTGCCGAATCTCTTAACACGCTTACAATGGCTTTCGGTATGACAACAGCTGAGGCTATGACAACTCAAAGAGAAATGGTGGGTCTTGCCGTGGCACTTGGGCGTCCACCACAAGAAATGATACAGGAGTTCAATAGGGCACTTCCGCAACTAGCCAAGTTCGGTGATGAAGCGGTGGATGTATTCAGGAACCTTCAGATCACAGCTCGCGAGACCGGCACCTCCATTGAGGAACTGACAGCCGCTTTCGGAAGCCAGCTAGATACTTTCCGAGGCTCAGCTGAGGTCGCAGGTAGACTGAACGCCGTCCTAGGAACTGATTTGGTCAGTGGTACAGAACTTCTCATGGCTAGCGAGGCAGAGCGAGTTGAGATTCTGCGAGAACGACTTGCCCTTTCTGGACAAGACTTTGAGAGTATGACACGATTCCAAAGAATCGCAGTCGCCAACGCTGCTGGCATTAGCGACCTTGCGACGGCAGCCAAGCTCTTCGGAACCGAACAGGGTCAGGTTGCCGAGATGATTGGTGATACTGGAATTAGCGTTGAACAAATGGAAGAAATGGCGATGAAGGCAACGGACTCCTTCACTCAGTTGAGGTTTGTATTCCTACAGTTGGCGGTTGCAGTCAAGCCATTAGCGGATTTATTTGGCTTTGTAATTGATATGTTTGTTAAGTTCATTGATATGGTGCCAGGCGGCATAGGTACTTTGCTCGCAATTGGAGGAGTCGTCGCCGCAATCCCTACAGGGGGCGCCTCTTTGGCAGTTTCCGCATTGGGTGTTGGCGCTGCAGTCACACAGGGCATAAATGATGGCGTAATCTCTAACGGCAAAGTAACACCCATTAACAGTGCCGACGATATTGTTGCCGCCAAGCCTGGCGGACCGATTATGCAAGCGATGGCTGGTGGTGGTGCTGGCGGCGGCGACAGAAAGCTTGTTGTTCAGGTAATGCTTGACAACCGCCAACTTGGTGAGGCTATTATACCTCACATTGACCGAAGAGTTCTAGGAACCACCTAAATTTCTAAGACGGAGATAGTTATAGTATGTCCACAACATTCCCAGGATTGACAGCTGGCGTTACGGCAATGACTGCCGTTGCAAATGCAGAGGGTCAAGAACTACAGACGAGAACAGGACCATCAGCACGCCCTAGGGCTTCTGACGGTTCTGATATGTATGCGAACCAGAAGGATCTAAAGCTATACATTAGCCAAGTTGCTAGCGGAAAAGACGTTACATTTAAGGCATTTGTGACGTCTTACACCGAGAATTTCCAATCCAGGTATCAGTCCGAGCAGGTCTTTGGTCGTTTTGATCCAATTATGACGTTCCAAAACACCAATAGGTCTTTTTCGGTACAGTGGGTCATTCCTGCTTATGATTTGGTGGAGGCTATAGACAACCTTACAAAGTGTAACCGCCTGGCTCAGTTCATGTATCCAGCGTATGAACAGGGCAACCGAGCCAACACGCTATCCAAGCCGCCCCTCATGAGGCTTAAATTCGCTAATCTAATTCGCAATGCTGCCACGGATGGCGGATTGCTGGTTGCAGTAGGTGGTCTCACGATAAGTCCAGATTTCGGAGCAGACGGCGCAGGATTCTTTGACCCTGGCAGCGGTGCATTGTATCCTAAGCTAATCACAATAGATATGTCTGACATCACCGTCCTTCACGAACATCAGATCGGCTGGGGTGAAGAGATTGGCTTCAACGACGACGAGAATAAAAGATACCCCTTCGGTAGAACAGGGCTGCAGCCAGTTCCACCCGGCGCCCCGCCTGCTGGCGATCAGGTTGCTACTCTTACTGCACCTCCTGCAGGGCAGGTAGCCCCGCAGCAGCCTGCTAACGGCACAGCTGACCAACTTCCGCCCACAGATGGAGATGAGTTGAATGGTGGCGCCGCAGCGAATCAGCAGTTTAATCCCTTGGCAAGGCAGCCCATGTCTGGACTAAGAGGAGAAGCATACAGTTATTTTGCTCAGGCAAGCATGTACTCTGAAGACATTTATGACGAAGAAGAAGAGATGAGTGGATTCTAATGGCGAGCAGATATAACAACGCAAGACCTTTTATTAACCGAGAGAAGCTTTATGAGGCTGTCTTGGAAGAGCGAGACATAAACTATGTTCGCCAGTATAGAACGGGAAGATTACGTCAGCCCACTCAGCAGGAGCGCTCTCGCCTAGAGATGGTACGCCATGTGTGGACAGTTGGAGATCGCCTTTACAAACTCGCCGCAAAGTATTATAATGACCCTAAACTATGGTGGGTCGTTGCTTGGTACAACCTAAAGCCCACAGAAGCACACTTCAAAGCGGGCGAGATAGTCTACATCCCTCTGCCCCTAAACGAAGTGCTCGCGCTGCTGCAGAGGGAGTAAGATGACCAACGCATCCAACACAAATAACTACCACGCCGGCACCCTAGAGGCTCAAGCTCGCTATGGCGAAGAGGACGAAGAAATCCGCCTTGGCCAGTATGTGCGTATAGACACAGCGGCTCAGCAACGAAACGAATTGCGCCGACAGTTTCTGGACAACCAAGAAGACCGAATAGCTAGCGAATTCGGACCTCAGTTTACCTTAGAATCCATTCAAGAATACCAAAATGATTTGTTTACTGTCCTAGATGCTAACCGGCGAGCGTATGCAGAGGAGATCTTAAACCCAAACATTTCAGCACGGGACTCGGAGAGATTGGGATCTAGAAACATGCCCACCACCTCACCCAGCTCCCGCCGTGTCGCGCTGCCCATTGTGCCCACTGTTGGGACTGCCCTCACAGGGCTTCAAGTCGCATTGGCACGAATAGATGAAGTTAGCCCAGAAGAATTAAGAAATAAGGCGCTAAACTGTCACATTTGGTGGAATGGCTTCAGCCAAGAAGAGCGCACAAATATTACCCTTGAGAACGAAGGGCTGCCTCCCCGTCCGGGCACTTCGCCGGTGGACGTGGGCGAAAAGCTCAGGCTCGCAATACCGGCTGCCCAGAACAATGTTCCAGAGCCAAGCACGATTAGACAGGGACTTATACGTAAGATGGAGACTATACTAAATCGTGCTGATCTTAACATGGGTCCGGTCGCAGAAGCGCGTTTTGGTGACACCATAAGGAATGACACTCTAACAATGACGGAATTCTTTTTTGGGTCCACTGTGCAGACAGTTGGGTTGTCATCTGGACGAACCGCCGATCTTTTAGTGAGAAACTTTTATTGGTTTTATTACAATATCTATCAAAACCGCCGGTACGCCCAGCCAATTAATTTAGATGCTCCAGCCCAAGTTGGACCATACCCCCGACAAACCGGCGAGACATTTGATATATTTGGTGGCCCCGGACTCAACTTGGAGGACTTTCTTGCCCTTTACGCGATGATCAAAGGAAGAGAGCTAGCCCTTAAGCTTGACAATGAGTTAATTGAGCAGTCAATAAGATCTGATAATCCCGGCATTGTGGAAAGTGATGGCGTGGAGCGAGCAGCCTACAACAACCAGGCTGTAGCTTACGCGGAAGACAGGCTGCTTCAGCTTGCAACAGGTGACGATGATAGTGATATCACGCCTGAGCAGCTCGCACAACTTAAGCGCCTAGCAGAGCAGGCATTCCTCATAGACTACCTACCAGAGTTCGCTAAACTGAATCAAGATGAGAGAACACCTCTTTACGCTGAGAAAAACTCCGGTCGCCGATATTTTACAATGGTCCACGGACATACAGATACAATTGTAAACAAGTTACTTTATAATGGCTCTGTGCAAGACCTAGAGAAGCTCCTACCCGCTGAGGTATCTGCCCTTGTTCCTCAGATCCGCCTATACAAAGTCTTCTACGATATCCAAGAGAATGGACAACGTGGAGAAACCTATGAGCAGGAGGTTCCCTTTGAGGCACACGTAGACCCTAGGACTATAGACGCCGGGACCGAAGGCATACGCAATATGACAACGCCCGGTATTCAGCGCGGGCGCGGTGCTGGTATTACCAGTTTTGACTGGAAACTAGAAGGACAAAACCCTTTTACGGCTCGTAGAGATATATACGCAGAGCTTAAGCTATACTTCCAGAGTATGGAGGACTTTATTCGTCGCGTGCCGCTTATGACAATTAGGGGTGATAGCCGACCATTCAGTTATATAGATTTGGTGAATATAGGACTCGTTGAGAGGACTACCGCCTTGGCGTGGAATCCAGACTACTTCAAGCTTAAGGTGGAGTGCGGTTGGTTCCCGCCCGGTCTTGAAGCTTTTCTTGGGACTGACGAAGAGAAAGCCGCTAAACAATCTGCGGTGAACGCATCACGAATGTCCATGTACCTAACCGCCATTGACCACAATATTGAGATTAACGAGTTTGGAAACGTAAACCTAACTATAGAGTATATCGCTTGGCAAGAGGGTTCCTACTTTGATGCTGATTCCGATGTCCTCGCCGACAGAAACGCATTAACGGCGAGGCTACTGCGTAGAAAGAGCTTGCTAGATGCCGCCTCTACTTGCAACGAGGATTATATCGCCGCCCTGAAGCGGGAATATCAACTCAAGATTAGAGATGAAAAATATAATAGCTGGCAGCGCATTATGAAAGAGTTGTATCAGAATGATAGAATTTTCTATGCTCCAGTAAATACAACCACTCTTCAAAGTTACATAAACTTTGGAAGGACAAACTTCAGAGGAATTCAGGGGCTTTTGCGAAGATCATCCGACCCTCTTGCGATTAACAACCTAGACTTGGCAAGCCGATCTGGTCAGGCGGATTTAGAAGCGCACATTGGCGTGTCCGCCCCGACTGCCGCACAAGAGGAGGATACAGTCCTTAAGAGACTTGCTGGGCTCACATACGATGACTCATCAGGTGAGACGGCTGTTCAATTCTTCTATTTCGGCGATTTGATGGAGATAGCGCTGAACAATATCTCCGAGACTCTAGACAATGCGCCACCCGGGACTGATGTGAAGGGCAAGCTGGATAAACAAATGCGCTTCATCATGGGACCTATAAGCTTCAAGAAGTTAGAATCCAATGCTGACGAGCCTATACCATCAACAGGGCAGCAGATTGAGAGGCTTCGGGCAGGACAAGAAGCTCTTCCTCAACCTACCTCATATAGTTCCATTGTTTATAACATCAATATAGCAGACATACCTATATCCGTAAACTATTTCGTGGAATGGTTCATCAACCAGGCGCTCAGCCAGGAGAAGTCATTCTATCCTTTCTTGGCTTTTGTAAGAGACTTGGCGAGCAAACTATTACATTCTGTGATGTCTGAACAGGGGCAGAGCTTCCAGAACATCGCACGCCAGAACTTGCAATTGAGAACACTCTTCTTTTCTGGAAAGGCTGGTCGGGAAAGCGACGGAATGCCCAGGGACCTACTTGAAGAATACCTCAACGTGTTACCAACGTTACCTGGAGAACAGTGTTGTGGACCATCTGGTGAGGGCACCTATACACGAATTGATTTAGATGAGGCATTCAATCAAAATCGCAACAGACGAGGAGGCGCCCCTCTGTTGATTCGTCCCGACCGCGGGGACGACTCCTTCCACTATATGCTTATGTACGCCATAACCACAGAGGCAGCCCAGAATCTAAGCGGCGACCAGATAGAAGACGAAGAAAGAGGTATTTACCACCTAGCTATCGCACAAGACAGAGGCATCCTTAAGAGGGTTGACTTTACCAAAGCAAACTTTGAAGGCTTGCGAGAAGCACGTTTTGAGACAGATTTGGTTGGAAGTGCGACTGGTTTGTCTATCTTGGCGAATGTGTATGACATTAAAGTAAACATGATCGGCAACACTGCTTTCTATCCAGGCATGAAGATGTATCTAGACCCAGCTGGCTTGGGAGGAGAGATTGGAAGCCCCACCAAGAGAGGCGACCCTGCATTTAAGCTAGGCATTGGAGGCTACCACACTATATACCGTGTAGAGTCTTACATAGAGTCTGGCAAGTTTGAGACTAAACTACATGCGATATTTGAAGGTGTCGGTGGTCCAGCGGCTCTTGGCTTCAACTCCCCGAACGAAACTGTAGAGGTTGAGACAGATGATTCAGCTGGAAACGGACCCTCTTCTGTCGGCGAGCCAGACTCTGATCAATGTTCGGAAGCCACCCGTGCCATTGATCTTTTATTCGGAAGACCCCGAGGAACCACGGAGTTTTAAATGACTAATTTTAAAGGAAATAATAAGCTCAACTCTATAAACTCTTTTTTTGAGAGGACCAACTATGCGTCCAATGCTTTTCCGCAGGAGGCAGGGTCATTATACGTCAAGCCTGTGCGAAACTTCTTGTTTGCTGAGAGGATGCTTTACGGAAGAATAAACAACAACCATGACGTGATTACGGTCAATGAGGCTTTCCTTAAGGCGATTCCTTCTCGGGCAAATCCAAAAAGCCAAGTGCAGGCGCTGTCTTTCGTGGTGAACGCCTTTGAAGACTTAGTAAAGGAGATGAGCGCCCAAGCTCGCGCCGGAAGACTAAACCAAGAGGACCCATATCTTTTTGATGTCAAGAGTCATAGCTCCTTCGTTAGCAGCAAAGTGATGTATTTGAATTATCTAGAGCTTTTAAGGAAAGCATTCCTTGGTACTTTCTTGACACGAGAGCGTAGACAAGATATAATTAACTTCAAGACTTTTCTTCCTACCTTCTTTGAATTCTTGACCACTGTAGCTGAGAACTCCTCCGTGTCTAAACCAGCATTCGTTGCGTCCAACCTATGTAGCCCTATGATATCTGGCTTGAGTATCAACGTCACCGACCTGGACCCATCAGATGACTCACATAAGCAGAAGTTTTTGAATAGCCCAAACTTTCCATATTTCTTGGCTGCTGCCAAAAAGTATGGATTCAGCATTGACCAGTTTGTTCCATGGCGCTTGACTGCGGATGTAGGTAGCCCTGCGATGCTTCGTTACTCTACAGCTTCTGGGGCGTCTAGCAGCGAGCTTATCATCTCTCGCTTCTTTCAGAAAGTAGGCGGAGACGACCTACTAGACCTGCAGCGCCTCGCGCTAGAGTTCTATAACTCATTAGTTAAGCAGGAGAGGAATATTAGAGTTCGTAAGGAGACTAAAATAACTATTGTTTGCCGACCATTTGCTACGGTAGACTCTATTGTAAATGCAGGTTCCACAACTTTTTGGCTTGACAAATACATTGATCTAAGGTATATTGAACAGAGAAAGCCAGGGAGTCACGGCAAAGTGGTAGAGCTTAAGAAAAATTGTAAACAGCTTTTGCCGCACACTGGCATAAACTACATCATCACAATTATCAACGGAGCCTTCAAGGGTTTTGATAATTTTGAGGGGTCTTTCGCAAAGACCGCCTTGGCACAAGGTAACAACCGCGATAAAACAGACTTTCAGCCCACATATTAATGATATTTCAAACACTTGACGACAAACAAGAGTGTGTCGGGGTCTATTGCAACAATGAATTGCACTTTGACACCATTCCTGACGACCTAACTCGCACTTGGAACTACTCTGCGTTCCTCCGAGACAGGACGAATGTGGAGTATGCATTCCTATACGCCCAGAAGGCTCTAGAAGACGCCTGTCCGGTCCATCTCGCTCAGGAGTGGGAAACCATTAACGGAAGAATGAAGGCGTTCCTACGTGCCTTTACGGCGGCTAAAGTGGACCTTACTGAAAACTGCTTTTTTGACCTCGTAAATGAACGGTTCTTGCGAGAATATTGCGAGATGAGAAATAAGATTACAGAGCACGTCTTGAAAACCCACGAGAAACCCGAAAATTACGACTTTTTGGTGGATTTGACGAAAGTTTTGCACGATATAAAGCACCGCAAGATTCAGATTGACCCTTGGGCACTCCGAGATATTATGCATGAGAAGCGAGCACGCAACTTTACGCAAAAGTTAAGTCAGATTTCACTGTCGTGCGATTATAACATCTTTGGAACAAAGACTGGGCGCCTTACGACTAAGAAAAACAGCTTTCCAATCCTCACGATGGACAAGAAGTTCCGAAAAGTTGTCACCCCGACTAATGATTGGCTCGTATCACTTGATTTTAACGGTGCTGAATTGCGAACTTTTCTAGCCCTGTCTGATATGGACCAGCCTGATTTTGATGTTCACGAGTGGAACCGGCAAAATGTATATAAAGGTGATGGCACTCGCGAGGAAGTTAAAGAAAGGTTCTTTGCTTGGCTATACAATCCTAAATCACAAGATCGTTTGCCCGAGGGCGTCTATGATAAGGGTGCCGTGATGGAGAAGTATTGGTATGACGGCGCCGTCAGCAACCCATTTGGTAGAACTATTCCTGCGGACGCTCACCATGCTATGAGCTACCTTATTCAGAGCACTTGTTCTGATATTGTGCTGCGCCAAATGATCAAGCTGGACAAGTATCTTCAGGGCAAGGAGTCATTTGTCGCATTCTGCGTGCATGATGAGGTTGTACTAGACGTAACAAACGTTGAAATGCCATCCATGATCAACTCTCTAGTTGAACATTTCTCAAATACTGCTTTAGGAAAGTTCGGTGTTAATGTACAATATGGCAAGAGCTATGGGGATATGAGATCATGGAAACAATAATTGGACTTGGGCAGGCAGGTTGCGCCATCGCCGATAGGTTTGCTCAATATCCTCAATATGAGGTTTACAAGATGGACCAGGGGCTCAAGAGAACTCCCCGGACTTACGGACTTAAGACAGCTCCGACACCAGAGGAGTATGAAGACTCCGTTGGTAGTCTAAAAAGATTTCTTAAGAATATTGACGGCGATGTCTTATTTGCGGTGTCTGGATGTGGCGCTATTAGTGGAGCATCTCTGCGCATTTTAGAACAGATAAAAAAATGCAATATTCATATACTATACATCTTTTCTGACCCTGAGTTGCTTGGTGAGACAGCTCGGATGCAGCAAAGGGTCACTTTTAACGTTTTTCAAGAGTATTCCCGCTCTGGGGTGTTTAAAAAGGTCGTTTTGGCTGACAATACTCGTCTAGAGGAAATTCTTGGCGATTTGCCCATAATCGGTTTTTATGACAAGCTGAATGAGTTGCTTGTCCCTACTATGCATATGGTCAATGTGCTCTCCCATAGTGATAGCATAATGGATAATATCTCGCCCCCTCATGATGTTAGCCGCATAATGTCTTATGGGCTCGTTGACTTTGATACGGGGGAAGAAAAAATGTTTTTTGACCTTGACAACGTCCGAGAAAAAGTATATTATTATGCTATCAATGAGAAAAAGTTGAGAGAGCAGGGGGGAATCCATAAGAAGGTCATAGCGCAGGTAAAGCAAAACGCCAAAAACACTAAGACCACTTATGGGATATACCCTACTCAGTATGACGAAGACTATGTTTATTGCGTAGCCTACAGCTCAAATATTCAAGAAAAATAGTTCTTGACACTTACCCTTAAATTTGATATAATCAATGGCAGAAGTCGGGAAGATTTGCCCGATTTACTATAACCAATAAAGGAAAGAAATAATATGGGAATCAATCTAGACAAGATGCGAGCAAAGCTCGCTGCAGTGCAGAACAATGGGGACTCTTCTAAGGGAGCCTTTTGGCGCCCGAACGACGGCAACCAGACTATTCGTGTGGTGCCTACCGCAGACGGCGACCCCTTCAAGGAGGTGTTCTTTCACTATAATGTAAGCAAGGGTGGTATTCTATGCCCTAAGCGTAACTTCGGCGACTCGTGCCCTATTTGTGACTTTGCGTCCAATCTATGGCGAGAAGGTGCAGATACGAATGATGAGTCCTCCAAGAAGATGGCAAAGAGCCTCTTCGTACGACAGCGTTTCTTTAGCCCGGTTCTCGTCCGTGGTGAGGAGGCTGACGGTGTTCGCTGGTGGGGCTATGGTAAGACTGCTTACGAGAGTCTGCTCAATCTAGTGCTAAACCCAGACTATGGAGATATTACTGATACCGAAGAGGGAACCGACTTGGTTCTGAATTACGGCAAGCCGCCAGGCGCGTCGTTCCCGCAGACCAAGCTGCAGCCCCGTCGTCGTCCGTCCCCCCTCTCTGAGGATGCGGATGCAACTACGACATACCTAAACTCAATTCAAGAGATTATGGAACTGTTTGAGCGTAAGTCCTCAAGCGAAGTTCAGGCGCTTCTGGATGAGTTTATGTCTGGAGGTGTAAATGCTGAGGGCAACTCTACGGAGACCGTACAGTATAACACCAACAAAGGAGATTCAGTTGATAGCGCATTCAACGAGTTGATGAATGCCTAAGACTCCACTCCGGTATCCGGGTGGTAAATCTCGTGCTGTAAAGCACATTCTGCCACTCATCCCCGAGGACTGCGAGGAGCTTTGCTCCCCGTTCCTTGGGGGTGGGTCGGTGGAGCTTGCCGTTGCTGGCAGAGGCATACCGGTCCATGCTTACGATGTCTTTGAACCCCTTGTGTGGTTCTGGAACGCCCTATTAGCAGACCCTCGCTTATTGGCAATCTGTGCAGACTCTTACCGAAAAGAGCATCCCGACTTTGAAGGAAAGCGAGGACTTCTAAAGGAAGATTTTGTGTGTCTTCGGAATGAGCTGAGAGAGGGCGACCGCTTCTCTTTCACCAATGCAGCCAAGTTCTACGCAATCAATCGGAGCAGCTTTTCAGGGGCAACATTCTCTGGAGGCTGGTCAAAACGGGCATCTTATGAACGCTTCACTGATAGTTCCATTGACCGGATATACAACTTCCGAGAGCCAAACCTAGCAGTAAGCTGTGAAAACTTTAAGACTTCAATTAACAGACACCCTGACGCATTTCTATACTGCGACCCACCATACCTGCTTGGAGAAGATAAGGACAAGCTATATGGTGATAGGGGCAACACGCACGCAGGCTTTGATCACAGAGCCCTGTATGACATCCTCAGCGAACGAACCAGTTGGGTATTGTCGTACAACGACTGTCCCGAAATACGAGACCTATATGACAATTATGAAATTCGTGAAGCCAGCTGGGCTTACGGAATGAAGAATGTAGGTGGAACCAAGATGGACAAGTCATCAGAAA